CATTTTATGTACTGAACCTTTGTGTTCCTTACCTGTTTTAAAATAATGTTTGCTTTTAGCTCCCATTAGTATCCTTTCTTTTTAGGTTTTTTACTTTTATGTTTTTTACCACAAGCCATTATAATAACCTCAATATTTCTGTAAATTTATCACTCATTAAGACAAAAACAACAATAGCTCCATAAGCTACGTATTTAAATCTAAACACCTCAATCTTAACGTCTTTCATATCGTCTTTTAAATCATCTATATCTGATGCAATATGTGCCAAATGATTTGTTTTAATCAAATGCACATCTTGTTTGAGTAATTCTAATTCTGTATTGATATCCTTATCGTTCATGCTAGTGGCAACCTCTTGCGTTTTGGGTACATATTGAGTGCCATAGCAACTGCTTGTTTCTGTGGCTTTCCTTCTTTTCTTAGAACTTTAATTTTTTTAGAAATAAGTTTAACTCTGCTCTTTCCTTTGTAATCAGGTTTAAACTTAGGATAAGCCATTATGTTGGTCCTATACCAACAGGTCTATTTTGTACTGCTTCTAGGGCTAGTTCCTGTTCATTAAGTTCTAATTGAGATTTTTTCAACTGTAGTTCTTGTTGCTTAATTGCTAGATCAATCGCAGCTTCTTCTTGTTTAAGTTTAAGTTCTTGTGCTTTTAGTTGCGTATCTATTTCTAGTTCTTGAGCTTGTAATTGTAATTTTTGTAATTCTACTTGTGCTTTTTGTGCAGCAACCTTTTCATCTAGCGATGGTTCTGGTGGTGCTTGTGGTGGCATCATTTCAGGATTAGATATAAATTGATCTGTATTTTTATATCCTGCCTGTGCAATATATTCACTTACTGCGTTATATAAATTCTTAGGTGTAACCAAACTACCCATAGCTCCATTTTGTACTAATGTGCCAAGTATCTGCATAATAGATGACATAGTTGTTGTTTTGGATTGTTGTGAACCACTACCAATACCTACATTGACAGTACAATTTAGTTTTTCTTTCCATCTTGATACATCAATCGGTACAAACTTGCCATTGAGATAGAACATTTTTTGTCTATCTTCGTATCTTTGTACTAATGCGTATATGTTTCTAAATAAATCTTTAACACCTGTTTCTGCAAAAATACGAGCAATAAGCTCAACTCTTTGCATTGCAGACTCTGTAGCTGCTGAAATCGCACCTGATGTCACATGTGAAGTTAATACATCAGGATTGAGACCTTGGGTCATTTTAGATACACCACTTCTTTCTTCTCTAATACCATCTAGGTATTGAACCATTTGGAACGCATAAGGTTGGATTTGTGGTGTAGGTAAAGCTGTAACAGCACCTGGTGCTCTCATTCTAACAATACCACCTGGTCTTGATGTTAATAAATCATCCAATTCTACTTGTCCTGCTAATACTGCATAACGTGCATTATTGGTTAGATACATGTTATCTAACAGGTTACGCATAATAGTTGACTTAATTAGTTGGATATCTTTGACAGTATCTGCAATAGACATGCCATAAAACTTATGTGGAATAGGTAATGGACAAATAGCAGAGAAAGGAATCATGTCGATTTCTTCGTTATCTAAGATATATTGTCCACCTTTTGTAATCTTTCTGAGTTCTGCTATACCATCGTTATCGTAGTCAATACGTATATAACATTCATCAATCCAAACCTTTTTGTTTGGTCCTTCACCCTCAGATGGTGGTACTGAGTCATCATCGTAGCTAAATCGTGCTAATCTTTCTTCATTAAGTTCTGCTTCGCTATTAGCATAGCTAGGTATATCATTAACAATGTTAGGATCATAACCTTCAGCGATTAAATCACTTACTGATTTTTTAACCCTATGACAGACAAAGTCTGCATCTTCTAATGATGATGCTCTACGTGAAACTAAAAATTCTTCTGGTGGAACTGCCATAACTCTGACTTGTCCATACCCTTTATAACATTTGGCTTTAACATCGTGTTCAACCACTTTAGGACTAACTAAATTGCCGAAATCATCTGTAACTGCTTTCTGTACAACTGTTTCTGTATGTTCTATAACTTCATAATCATCATTTGCTAGGATTGATTGGTACTCGATCTCAGTTAGGTTTGTATACGTTTCAGTATGAACTTCCTCTTTTTCTTCCCAGAAATGTTTAATTACTCCAGTCTTGCTGATAAGTGCATCCTTAAAGGCATCATAAAGGATCTTAAACCCATTATTTTGCTTGTTAAATACATAGTTGCAGTAGTCGGTAGCTTGTTGTGCCATTTCAACGTCTTCTGGACCTTGTGGCTCGAATTCTGCTGTGTTGTTATGTGTGGTAAAAATACGCATCAAAGATGGCATAATGTATTCAACTGTATCTCTGACATCAGTTGTAACGATTTCAGAACGACCATCAATCTCATTTCCAAACTTCTCACCAAGATAATACTTCATTGACTCCTCTCTTTGGTTGGAGAGTTCAGTATTTGCGTAGCCAGTAGCTCCTTGTATTTCGGAATTTAGCTGTGATACTAATTCGTCTTCAGTTAGTTTTCTTGGTTTTTTTGCCATTCTTTGCCTTTATTGTGTCTAATTCTTTTTGTAGTTTGTCTAGCTTTTCTTCTAGTTCTTGGAGCTTATAAGCCATTTGAGTAGGTGATGCTATTAAGTTAGCCATTATTTTGCTTTTTTAAACCTTTCTTTTAATTTTCTAGCTGCCGAACCACCCTCTTTCATTAGCTTTTTACGAGCTTTTTTTTCCATATCTCTGCCGATAATTTCTGAAGCTCCAAAAAGTCCTGCTGTACCTAATCCTATGCCACCTAGTGTTTCTCCTATTTCTTTAGCTGCTTTTTTCATTGTTTTTCTAGCTGCTAATCCTACTAATGGTCCTGGCATTATTATCTCCTAAACTATCGCTACATCTGGTCCTAGTCTACCTTTACTATTCCACTTAGATGTCTCTGTTGTACTGTGTCTTAGACTCATAACTGCATAACGTGTAGCAGACATGATGTCATCCTTAATCTTTACTATTTTGCCATCTTTACGATGATATAACCTATACTCCTCAAACCAGTCATAACAGGTATTAAAGACCTTAAATTTGCCCTGTTCCATGCGAGATAACATCTCCATGATCCCTGCTTCTACTGAATTACCACCTTTCTTTTCTCCCAAAGCTGGGGGGTTCTCAAAATGAAATGGCAACATATTCACATGAGCTGTACGATACTGCTCAGCTAGAGTAATACCACTTCCTTTATCGTGTTGATATCCATCATGAGGGAAAGCTATCGGTATGTAATGACTACCTTCACGTTGATTGATGTGCGTTGCATGGTAATCAGGTGTTTGTTTTGACATCTTGTAGGTGTCGTAAACATACACGATATCTTCATCTCTATCCCATGCTACCCATACAACTGCTGTTGGATGGTCATAGCCAAAGTCGAGACCTGCGATACGAGGGTAATGAGAGGGTATAGTAAATGGTTCGCAGGTCAGATTGTCCTCTAATATCGGAAATACCAGACCACTACCTATCATTGGTATCCCTTTAGACCTCATATCTCTTTCATGAGGTGGTAATGCTTGTAAAATCTGTTCTTTCATGTCGTCAGTTAGATGATCTGCATCTTCCCATCCTGCAGTAATCAATGCCTGTTTTGACTTCAATTCTGACGTAAAATTCTGTACTACCTCAGTCATCCCTGATTCTGGGGTAAATGTCATATAGACTTGTCCTCGTCTGTCTAGGGTACGAGTAATACATTGTGAATAGATATCTTGTGGTGGTTCCTCATCTAGCCATACTAGATCGATACTCTCCCCCATAAATTTTTCAGCACCCATTTCATATGCTTTAAAGGCAACACGAGACCACCCACCTGATGTATGTTTAACAAGGACTGACGAATGTGCGTTTGGTACTCCAGGTTTCCTTGTAGTTTCTCCAATGAGATGTTTAGGAACTGATCCTTTTCCTTTATCTCTTGGGTTGTCTGGTTGCCCAAATAATTCTCTTTGACAGATATCACGTGTGGTTTCATTACTAGCACCACATACCCATGCTCTTATTGGCTCTTTAAAGCGTTTTCCTTTCCACCAACTAGGGTACTCACCTGTAAGATGGATAGCCATCTCCATAGCCCCTACATAGGACTTTCCCACCCTGTTTGCTGCCATAAGTAACCTTTGGTTAGCTTCTCTACCACTATCATGGAATCTTGATTGAAAAGCATAAGGTTGGTAGTAGTTTAATCTATTGGTCTGTTGGCGAGTCTTAAGAGTGGATATGATCTCATCTATTCTTTGTGTATCTGTAGACATAGTTATCCACCACCTATTGTAATGATTTTTTTTCTAATTACAACTATATCTTGTGTTTTTTGTTAGATTGAATTAGCACATCTTGTGTTTTAGTTGGGGCAAGTAGCTTTACCCCAACCAGAGAATTGTAGCTTGGTAGCTGAACCAAACAATGTCATTGTATTACATCTGTGATCTATATACAACATATCGTATATACACTTATATTTCCCCAAGAGAATATGGAGGGAACTATATATATTATCACGTCTGCCTATGGGGGGTTGCCTATGTGCTGGAATTCTAATAAATAATCAATCATTCAAATAAATAACATCTCAAAGTATCTTCATACATACCCTTAGAACGTTCTACAATGCTCATTATGGATAGTTAAATATTTTTAGTATGGTTAGATATCAGATTATTAATTAAATTTATTTTGACGTGTGTGTTAGAAGATAGGAACGTTTATTATTATTCAATAGTAATATCTAAAAACCAGATAAAAACAAATAACCATTTAATAGATATCTTCTTATATCCTTGTATATATTGTCTTATAGCATAGCCATGCATTTGTTGACTTTCGGCGATTTCTCACAGCATCAAATCCTAGTTAAAAACAGGCGTATTTCTTTATTTGATACACAAAAGAAAAAGACAATAAAAAAGCCTCAATTAAGAGGCTTTAATATGATTATATGATGATGTTTAATATCTGTTAGTCATTAGTCTATAACCATGATTATTAGTTATAAAAGACTTGTTTTTGTACTTGTCATCATCTAGCACGTACTTGTTTGCAATATTCTCGGCTATTTTATGAATATCTTTTATAAAGGAATATGATATGTCTATTTTAAAGCTGTGATCATATTCATATATACCATTATTATCTGATATATAAAAATCGAATCTATCCTTAAAATTATATACTATTTTGCATTTTTCCAATGGATATATAAATGTTATTTCTTTATGCATTTTCATAATAAAAACCCTCTTATTTATTAATTAATATTAATATATATGATAAAAATATATCATGCAATAAAAAAGGCATCATATCTGGATACAATGCCTTAGTATTATGTATTTACGATCTAGTCTAATATAACCATGTACTCTTTAGGAAAGTATTTCCTAAACCATGACAACCCTTTAGCGTGTTTATCCCATAAATTCATCATTTCAGATCCCATAATGACATCATAAACACTTAATGCAAAATTAGGTATTTCTACTGTTTCACCTGTAAATCTATTGGAAACTTTCACCAATTCTTTAGCAGGTTGATAGATAGCCATGTCATTAAATGGCATTGGTATTGTTTTATTATTATATGTTATTTTTTTCATTGTTTTTTTACCTCGATTTTATTTAAAGTTTTTTGATACTTCTTTACGCCATTTAATAGCATTAGGATATTCTTTAATATCAGTAAGTTTATTAAATACCGATTTTTTCATATCGTAATAAAATGGCTCTACTGTTTCATCCATGATCTTACAAAAAACTTGTTTATTAATTAAGTCATAATCAATTAAACCAATAAACGCTAGTACATCATTTTTATATTTACATGCAGAATATATGACATAGCTATCTAATTGGTTTCCATCAATGATGTCACCATCTATTTTTGTAATATTATAATCTAAAACTTCTAAACCTAGATCATCTTTAAAAACGTTAAAAGGTTTAGGTTTTATATTGTAGTGCATACTAATTGTTCCCATGTTTACCTCTATTAAATGTTAATTAATATTATATATATCATATATATTATATTACTACAATTAAATATTAAGTAATATATCTATCTGTGCAAGTGCAATCATTAAAAAATATAATATACATGTTCCAATAATTGCACCTGTAAACGCTTTTAATATTTCAAATATACTCATTTTCTTAGTTTTTCCATAATTGGAATGATCAACATACCTAACAAGCACCCTATAACAGTATAAATCATCATTTCAAAGTTAAGAGTTACCGCAAATCCTGTAGCGTCTGAGAAAGTGTTACCTAACCCAGCACATATACAAGCAACCATTAAAGCGTTATTTTTAGAGTTTATATTGAATTTATTCTCTAGATAATTTTCTATAGATAAGAAACTGTAATACATACCTAGAATTAATATAAAATTGTCCATAAACCCGAATATTACAAAGTCAGTCATTTTAATACCTCTATTATTTGTGTTTCTTTACTACCTTTTGTATAACAAATCATGCAATCTTTACATTTACCCATACAATTAGGTTTAATATCGCTATCTTTTGTAATTACATTGAAAGTCTTATCAAAATATAATGGTATTTTTTTCATTGGTGCATCAAATTTCGAATTACTAAAAATGATATTCATATTTTTAGGTTTTTCATTCTTACTATAAAATTCTTTTATTAATTTAAATTGTTTAGTCCATAAACCAAAAAATACATCATCATTTTTTTTGACTATATTATTTAAATTTTTTAAATGAATTTCATTAATCAATTCACCATGAGAATTGAATCTGATAACTTTTTGATTGAAATATCTGGGTAAAAGATCCCATTCTATAATGCTATTACTTAAAATGTCAGAATTATACTGAAATGGTTTTATACAGTTTTTTCTGGATGTCATCAACATATCTACTGAATAACAATAAACAGCTTTATTACCATTTTTTCTTATCTTTTTAGTTTTATAAAAAGTGCATTTTTTACAATAATCATTAGTCAGTGGATTAGTATTAATTGATCTTATATCTAACATTTTACCCGATCCGATTGAAGTTTTTATGTATTCCATGCTTAACCCTCGCATAAATTAATTAATAACAAATATATGATATATATTCTTACATGTCAAAATTATTTGTATCTCATGAATTTAATACTATTAATTTAATTCTAAAGATTTTTAGATTGAATTATGCTAGATCGCTTTACTTCTTGGATTGAATAAGAACGACTAGGATTGACTGATTGAATGAACGACTAGGATTGAATGAATGAACGACTAGGATTGAGTGGGAATCCATTCCCTTGTGTTATATGAAACTAATTTTATTCCTTATTGTCTTTTTTAACTAAATGATATTGGGCATAGTGACGTTCTGTGTTATTTATAGCATCCCATACATTATCAATTGCGTCAGCTAATTCCTGTCCCTCGTCTTCATCATCAAAAACATGGTCAGGTATTGAATTATCTAAGTCACTCATAGCTGTTTTTAGCTTTCCCCACACACTTTTATTTTCTGTTTTCGTTCTACTCATTATCTTTCTCCTCATCGTCTTCAAAATCATCTGAATTTTTAACACACTCATCCCACTTTGAAGTAGATTCTAATGTATAAGTCTCTCCCTCTCCCTCAAGATATAATTCTTGTGCCTTTTCAAAACTCTCAGCATAAACTGTTACTTCTTCTGTTGTTTCACAATGATTATGCCAAATGTATTCTTTTAGTTTTTTTGTTTTTTCATCTGTTGTTTTTGGTTTTTCTGGCTCTTTTGTTTTTATGGATTCCTCAATAAGATAATACAACTCTCTCCCTTTATCTGTATTTTCTGTACTGTCGCCATTTGTTTTAATACATTCATCAGTTATACCTAAATGATCTATAACTTTGAAATAAATGTTTTCAGCTATTTCGCTTTTTTGATCTAAACTCATTTACTTATCCTCTCTGTATTGTTTTTCTTGTTCATTCCATTTATAAAAAGTGTAATTTCCTTTAGCTAACTCTCGTTCAGCGTATTTAAATAAATTAACTGTACCCTCTTTGTTGTAGTCTTGTTTTATGTCTGCCCAATCTTTATCAAACCTTACATCTTGTATGTGTCCACTCAAACAATCTGTAGAACAATATTCATTAAATGGTCTTATATCGGTGCTAACGAAAGAATCTAGGTTTTCTTCGCCACATCTCTCGCACATTCTTTTTTTGCTCATTTACTTATCCCCAACCCATTAAAATCATATCTACCTTTAGCGATATCTCTTGAATTTTCTGTTAACCATTCTTTGAAGTTTTCTCTCTTGTCGATTTTTATAGGCATAGAGAAATCTTCATCTAGCTTTTTATCTGTAATATTTACTGTTTCCATGTTTATCCTCTCTGGTAGATAGGTTTGGGTGTATTCTACATACTGATCGCCCAATTAGTTTGTATGCTATTACCTATCTACCTTTATAACATCTCTGTTTAGTTACCCTCTAACTAAACTATAACCATTATTACATTATCATATATCTGATTCAAGTATTTTTTCCACTTCAGCGTCAATCTTCTTCTTTTGAGAATCTGTCAAGGATAAATAACTAAGTTTACCCCTCAAATTTTGAATTTTTGATCTTTTGCGACAAGCTTCCAAATTTTTAGAATAATATTTCTTTTTATGTTCTCTTATCCTTTCTGGATTTTTCTGTGCCCATGATTGTTTTTCCATATTTCTCTCCTAAAATGGTATATCTGTTTTATCGTTAAATATTGCTTCAATATCATCAATATTTTTTCTATCTTGGCTACCTAGCTTGTCTTTTGGATTGTATGTGTTGATTTCGCCATAGAGTTTGCTTGGATTACTGCTCGATCTTTTAACATCTACATTTATCCATTCATTAGGATTACCTAACTCTTTTTTTAGCCACATAGCTAACTGTTTCTTGTTTATTCCGATTCTCATTTCAATAAAATCTTTGTCTGATTCATTAAAATACAAACCCTCACTAAACTTCTTATCTTTTTTTTCTACCATTATTCATCTCCATAGATTAATTTAATATCATAGTCGCCTGTGTACTTCTCTGGCTTATCTCTGAGTTCTCCCTGACTTAGAAGTGCCATAGAATATTCTTCTAAGAGACTGAGCATAAAGATTTCAAACTCTACATTTCGCTTGAATTCCCATACTCTAGTGCCATTTAAAGACCAAGAGACTAAGTGTGTCTTGTTAATTTCTACCCCTAAACTGTTTAAAATGTACTGTTGTAGGTAGATTTGTGGATAATATCTTGTGATTTCTTTAGAGGTATATGGTCTTTCCCCTAGTTTTCCACATTTTATTTCCAGCAATTTATCTCCTGAGATTCCATCTGGAGTACAGCTTAAATCAACGACTGTATCTCCCTTTAGGTTTAGGAAATTTTCAATTACATAGTTCTTTTGGTTATCTAGTATATCTTGTGGCATTTTCTTGTTGATGATAATCCACTTGGCTACACCAGATTTTTCATGTTTATTGCCAAAATCCACATACTTCTGCATGAAAGGATCTATTGGCTCGACAACACCATTTAAGTCATTTTCAAGCATTTTAGATCGCTTGGTATACAAACCAAAACAATAGTTCATAGCTGATGAGCTACGAAGATTGTAACGCTTGACCGAGTTCGATTTCATCTGTGCTGTCATTTACCTCTCCATTCTTGATTGCTTTTTCTACTGCTTTTGCCTTATCTTTTGAATCAGCTATCTTTTTAATAGCTTTATCTTTGATTTCTGGCTCAACACCCTCTGGTCTAGTCTCTCCATTCTTAAATATCTGGATACCCAAACCAAAACCAAGAGCAAAACATTTCATTAATGCTCTCATTTTCGCACTATTCATATCAAAACAGCTTGGGTTAGGTATTGGCTTGTTGGCATAGTTAGTTACAGGATACCAAACTTCCTTGTATAGATTGTCAATAGTAACCTTGCAATAGATTTCTACTGTACCATCTTCAAAGGTTTTTGGCATACCCCAAGTAACGTGCCATTGTGGGTAATGCTCGTTCATGATAGCGATACCATGAGCATTGGCTAGATAAGTAAAACCATTCTTTACTTCAGTTTTACCTGTTAGATCAATTACAGAAAGAGTATCGTATACCTCTTTATATGTAAGTTCTTTCATTGTTTATTCTCCATTTACTATATACGAATATATTAGCATATGAGTTGATATAATCAACATATATGATAGTATTATTATCAGTAAGTGGTTTTATTTAGGTTTGTAATAAAAACAAACAAAAACAAAACAAAGAAACAAGTATATTAAATACTTGTAAAGAAAAAATTAAATATATATCACGAAAAGAGAGGAAAGTACAATGGAGAATGATGATTTAACAAGATTCTATCAAATGATGGATAATTTATATCCAAATCAACCCAAATTGAATCAAGATCAGAAAAGGTTTTGGTACTTGGCTTTCAAAGAATATGACATTGAAAGTCTAGTTAGATGTCTACATGAACACACTAAAAGTGTTGAACGTGGCAGATGGAGACCAGAAATATCAGATATCATGAAGTATTTATCACAGGATAATTCACAATTAGAAGAAACTTGGCAGAAATTCTTTGACAGGAAGACTGTTGATGATAAATTAGCAGTAGAAATATATGAAAGAATGGGTGGGTTATCCTTGAATCGCTTAACTTCTAAGGAATTAGAGGTTAAAAAGAGAACATTTATTGATCTATACATGAATAAGAAATCAGTAGAAAAAATACAAAATCTACCACCTACAGCTAAGAAAACACTATTGGAGAAGAAATGATTAGATTACATGATACCGAGCTTGAACAAGCAATTATCGAATTAAGAGAAAAAGGTAAAGAACTTGGCATTGCTGAGGGAGAATATGAGTATCTTGTGGCTATGCAAAAGACCACTAAAGCTACTGTATTTCTGGAAACCAAACAACAAGGATTAACAATTAAAGAAAGAGAAGCTATTGCTGAAACACACAAAGATGTAGTGAAATATATACCTTTGATTAAAGAACAAAAGCAAAAATATATAGCACTCAGACACGCGATTTCGAGCATCTTAGAAAGCTGTAACCTGTTTAGAACAAAGTCAGCAAACCTAAGAGGTGAGAAAAAACTCTATGGTGAGTTAGGTTAAACATAAAATAGGAGACTAAAATGAAAGAAGTTAATCAAGTTTTACAAACCAATGATTATGACATTTTTCAACACATAGATGGCAACAGGAACGTAAATAAACTACATCTTAAAAGACTTAAAGAGTCGATAAATGAGGAATATATCCCTGTGCCTATAGTAGTTAATAGCAAGTATCAAATCATTGATGGACAACATAGATTTGAAGCTGTTAAGGAACTAAAAAAACCTGTCCATTTTATTAAAGTTAAAGGACTTGGATTAGAACAAGTACAAAGACTTAATAAACATAGTAAAGATTGGAACGCAGATGATTTCCTTGATGGCTATTGCAGAATGGAAAAGGAAGATTATCTAAGATATAGAGAGTTTAAGAAACATTATGGTTTTGGTCATAATGAGACTAATGCTCTTTTAACTAATCTTACAAGAGCAAGTGGCTCTAATATTGTGGCTTTTAGAAATGGAACATTCCAGATAAGAGACTATGAGTTAGCAGAAAAAAATGCAGAGAAGATATATCTTTGTAGACCATATTACGAGGATGGTTACAAAAGAAGATCATTTGTATATGCCATGCTTACTTTGTTTGAGAACGAAGATTATAGTCATAGTGAGTTCTTGAATAAACTATCTTATCAAGCAGTTAAGTTACAAGATTGTACTGATGTTAAAGGTTATCTAACTTTGATTGAGGAAATCTATAACTTTAAACGTGCTAAAAGCAAAAAAGTAAGGTTTTACTAATATGAATATACTCAAATACAAAGACATAGTTTTTGAATTACTGAGTTCCTCCCCTATGACTAGAGATAACGACACGTTGTTGATATCTCTGGTCTGGGATGTGCAACTCAAACAAAAAGACTATATAGGATCGAG